GAACCTCATCGAAGGGTTGGTGCAGATCTGCCACTACAAGGCCGATCACCTGCGCAGCGCCTGGCAGGATGCGACCGCGGCGCGCGACTGGACCACGGACGCGCGCACGCTGGACCGGATCGTGTCGACGCTCCGGAACGCGGGCTAGGGGAAAAGGACCAACACATGGCACAGGGAGCGCTGCACACGTACACGGTCGACGTGAGGGATTCGGACGGGAACGATGTCACGGTCTACGACGTCTTGGTGACGGCCCCATCGGCGCTCGACGCGCACGATCAAGTCTTCACATGGGTCGAGACGGCATGGCCGGACGATGAGTCGGACGGCGACGGGGGCACGTATCATCCGTGCGATTGCCAGTGTGACCACACCGTCGGCAATGGCACCCCCGGAAAGCAAGTCGGGGTGTGCGACGCATGTCAAGAGACATGGGACTGCCCGGCTCATGGCGGAGTCCTCATCGGCGAGCCCGAATTGGGCAATACGGCCGTGGGCTACCACACGCGCGTCGATTTGCGCGCCGACGACGAGGTGACGGCATGAGCCCCGCGCGACCGGACACCACGGCCGAGCTACTGGCCGCCCTCCAGACCATGGTGCGCGCGTTCAACGTCACGCGCGTCGATCCGCTGATCGCGTTTGTCGCGATCGAGCGCGCGCGGGCCGCGATCGCCCGGGCGACGGGCACCACCACCACCACACCGGGAAAGGCATAGGGGAACCACATCATGAGCAAGAAACACTTCGACGCGTTGGCGGCCGCATTGCGGAGCGCATTCGCGCACGAGCCCCAGGGCGGGATCACGCGCGCGCAATGGGAGCGGGATGTGCACGCGATTGCGGACGCCTGCGCGGCCGCGAGCCCCCGGTTTGATCGCGCGCGGTTCATTCGCGCGTGCGGGGCGAGGTAAGCGCCATGGCCACCATGGGGAAGAACGACATCGGGCGGGAAGCGGCGCGCCTCGGGCTCGGACTCCAGGTGAACGCCCCGGGCGACGGCAAGCGCCGGTATGAGTTTTACTTGGAATTTCCGCCCGATCATGAGGATCGCGGCTATCACGAACGCCGGCGCCTCATGGGTCGGACTGTCGGCTATTGCGTGGGCGCGCGGGAAGCGGAACTGTTCTTGCGCGGGTACGACGAGGGCCAGCGTTCGCGGGAGGGGATCTTACGAGACATCCTCGCCTATTCGACCGGCGAGACGGACGACCCCGCCACATTGCACGCCAAACTCGCCGATTGCGCGGACGCGGTTCGGCGCGCGGCGCGCCCGGCGCAGTCATGACCACGCGGGGGTCGGCGGAGACCTATCGCGTGTTCGTGCGCAACTGGTGGCGCCGCGACTCCGGCCAGCTGGTGCCGGATCCGCGTGCGCGGAAGACCACGCTCGCCCGGCATTGCACCGAAGACGAGGCGCGGGCCTTGTGCGCGCGCTACGCGGCCACGCACCGGCCGGGCCCGCTGAGTCGCAAGGCCGAATATGAGCGCGAATAGGGGCCCGACGAGACGGGGCGCGACCGATCCGGCATCCGACCATCCGCCGCGGGCCCCCAATCCCGCGGCGGTCGTGCTTGGGCGCAAAGGGGGCCGCGTGCGCTCACTGGCCAAGAGCGCGGCCGCGCGGGAGAATGGCAAGCGCGGCGGTCGGCCGCGCCATGCGACCCCGTCGCCGGCGGCCGCCTACCGGCGCCGGCGCCGCGCGATGCTCAAGCTGGCCGGACTCCGACAGGCGCTTGAGCTAACACGCGCCCGACTGGTAGCACCGTCCACAGCTGAGCCGCCCATGCTGTGAGCAGAGGTTCACTTCGCGCTCGGCGCGCGGGCCCTGCCAGCCGCACACGGCACAGGTGGCCCGCGCTAGAACACGCGCGCGCGTCGGCTCCGGGGGTCTGCCCGGAGTCGGCGCCAGGCTCGAGGCCGGAGCCCCGGCAGAATTTTCACGCGGCGGCATCTGGGCCCTGACCGGGAGCATTTGGCCCGGAAGCGCCAGACCTCCGGCGGCGTTTGGTCGCCAGCATGCGCGCCCCTTTCTGCCGTCGGCTGGCGAGGGTGGCCGGCGTTTCTGCCGAACAGCGGACGCACACGTACCGGGAGGGGCGCTCGCGGAGGTACGGCCAGCGGTCTTCCTTGCACTCGGCGCAGATGACGTGGAATGTCTGGACGTTAGGGGCGGTCCGCTCAGGCATTGGTTTCACTCCTCACGGCGAAACCCGCTGTGGTGTCGCCGCATCACCGCTCGCGCGTTTTGGCCACTGGCCCGCCATCAGGGTATTGGCGCCCCTATTACGACGCGTCCTGAGCCAGTCCAGCGCGCTGGAGAAGCCGAAGCCGGGGTGGTGCGGGGGCCGCCGGCAGATTTGCGGTGGCCAGGATGAGCTGGACGGCCGCGAGCCCCGCCGCGTTTTGGGCCGGCGTGCAGGCCCGGCGGCCAGGCGGGAGCGAGTCGTCCCGCACGTAGTGGCCCGCGTCCAACTCAAAGCGATGGCCGGGGAAGGTCCAGTCCTCCCGGCGGCCGGTCGTGCAGCCATGGCAGGCCTCGCAGCCGCCGTCCCACCCGAGGCGCTGGCCGCACAGCGGGCAGGCAAACGGGCACGCGGACGTGACCGGGTAGCCGCCGCCCGCGTGACAGAAGCCCCGCTCAAGCGTGGTGCCGTCGAGGGCGCAGTACGCGGGCTTGGCCTCCCGCAGGGGCGGCGGGGCCGGGGGCGCCCAGCCGCACGTCGGGCACCGGGCCCCGCGAAAGGCCTTCTCGCAATCGGGGCATTCGAGCATGTCAGAGTTCCTCGAAGGCGGAGGCCGGGAGCTGGCCGAGGTAGGTCTCGAAGTTCGAGGCGCGAAAGAGCGTGGACGGGCGGAGGTAGGGCGCCATGTCGGGCTTCTCGGCCCACTCGCGGCGCTTGACGACGATGACCGCCTTGACCTGGGTCACGGTGGCGCCGGAGCGCAGGCGGGCGCGGATCAAGTCCAGCGTGGCGCGCACCGGCCGGTAGCGGCGGTCGCACTTGCGGTTCAGAAACTCGAGAATCTCGACCGCCGGATCCACACCGGTCGAGTTCGACTCGACCAAAGAGTTCGAAGAACTCTTAAAAGCTTTTATAGGGGTAGGGGTAGGGGACGCGGTTACTAACGCGTTAGTAACACCGTTACTTTCACGTGAAGCCTGAAGATTCGCGAGCTTACGTTCACGGTGTTCCTTCACTCTCGCGGCCGTTTCGGCCCGCCGTTTGAGTGTTACATCGCGCGCGGGATTGTAGTCGAGGAAGTCATGAATGAGATATCCGCCCCGCGCGTGATGCCACATGCCGACGCTCACGAGGGCCTCGGCCAGGGTCAGCGGGTCGGCATCTTCGCCCACGCTGAACATGCCGGGGACGCCGCCGGTCTCGTAGCCGACGTGATCGAACCGGGTGAGCGCGACGACCTGGCCGGCGGGGATGAAGCCGTCGGTGAGGTACCGGGTGGCGTAACAGATGCCGCACACGTGCAGCCAGCCGGCGAGCGGGCGCAGCAGGCCGAGACGGGCCAGCTTGGGGTGATCGGGCATGTTGTCATCGATCCGAGCCCAGGCCATACGGGCACTCTCCATCGTGAGTCACTGGAGCCACTGCTCATCGGGGGTGCGATGGCGGTCGCGCCAGCGATGAATGACCTTGCGGAAGTGGGGCGGGGCCACGAAGTCCTGCAACGCGAGGCGCTCAAGGGTGCCCGGCCAGTCGTTACACTTGACCTGGACGAGCACGCCCCCGGTCGGGCACAGGCACACCAAGTCCCACGGGCCGAGGGAGGCCCCGGCCCGCACGACATCGTAGCCGGCGGCGAGGAAGATGTCGCGGCTCTTCCACTCCGCGCGCCGGCCCTTGCCCTTGGCGTTCTTTATCCCAAGCGGGGGGCTCGCGGGGCGCTCCGGGCGGTGAGCGCCCGGTCGAGGGCTTCGAGTCCGGCCACGGTCGCGTCCTGAAAGGACCGGACGCCGCAGTGCTCGCGCACCAGGCGCATCCAGTCGGTATCGGTCAACTTCATGTTGGTGCGCTTGGCGAGCACGATGCTGCGCTTCATTAAGAGCGCGGTCTCCGACACGGGCGCCGTGGCGGCCTCCTGCGGGGGCCGCTCGGGCGTCTCGTCCTCGTCCTCGGGCTCGTCCTCGACGGGCGGCTCGGGCTCGGGCGGCCGCGGGCGCTCCGGGGTGCGTGCGGTGAGCCGCGACGTCAGCTCGGCGAGGGGATCGGTGCCGCCGGCAATCGGCGGCGCGGACTCGCTGATCTCGCCCGTGGCGGGATCGACGGCGGAACTCCCGCCGAAGGCCTCGCCCTGCTCGACGGGGCGCCCCGAGGGATCCACCATGCCGACGCCGCGCAGGAGGTCGGGGAAGAGCCGGTGCAGGACGCGCCCGATGGCCCGCGTCTGCAGCATCCAGCCGCGCTGCGTGTGCCACGGCCCCCCGGACTTCACGAGGCCCAAGCGCTCGGCCTCCCGGAAGCTGAAGGTCACGGACATGGTCCCCTGGCCGCGCCGGGTGGCCGCCGCCGTGGCCTCCTCGTCGGTGCCCTCGACCCGGAGCGACTCGAGTTCGCCCGAAGCGCGCACCACGGCAATCGCCGCCTCCACGTAGAGGCTCGGGCGGCCCCCCACCACATAGATGGCCTGCAGCGACTGCATGGGGCCGAAGCCCAGCTCGGCCCCCATGCCCATGGCGAGCAGGATGTCGGCGGGCTTGCCGCGATAGGCGGCCGGCACCAATTCGGAATGGGCCATCACGTCGGCCAGCCGCATGTACTCGTCGAGCCCGCGCACCTCGAGCCCGACGGGCCGCTTCTGTCGCACCAGCGCCATGTGGTCGCTCATCTGTTCCCTCGCTTCCTTGACACTCATGCGGCGGTTCCTTTGTCGCGTCGCGGCAACCGGGCCGTGCGCGTGCTGAGCTTGACGTAGGACGTGGCCTTGACCACGTAGGAGTCGCGGTCCACGACGGTGCGCACGTAGGAGAGGTCCACGCCGGGCAGGCGGCCGACCTCGGCCGGGCCCAGTGCGGCTAGGAGCTTGGCCGTGGCCGCCTCGCGCATCGCCTTGCCGCGCTTCTCCAAGGTGTCGCCCTCGAGGCGCTCGCGGTGCCAGTGGGTGGCCTCGGGCGGCAGATCAATGGTGGCGGGCTCGACGGTCGGGTAGAGCCGCCGCAAGGTGTCGAGGGACGCGGCGCCGGCCTCCGGGGGCTCCCGGCGCTGGACGCACGCCCAGAAGGCGCGGGTGCGCTCGAGATAGGCGGCCAGGAAGTCCTCGTTTCGCTCGACGTCCCACGTGAGGATCGGGTCGTCCCCGATCAGGACGGCGACGGCCGCCCAGGAGGCGCCCAGGACGAGCAGTTGATGCTGGACTTGTACGAGGACATGGAGCGGGGGCGCGGCGCCCTGCCAGTGCTCGGCCGCCCACACGCTGGAGGTCTTCAGCTCGAGCAGGCCCAGCCCGCGCACCGGATCCTCGATCCAGCGGTCGGGGCTGGCGAGCAGATGCGGCTCGGTGCGCGACCGGAACATGCGCCCGTCCGGGTCGGACACGGTGCGCAGCGGGTGCGCCTCGCCGTAGAGCTGGGCCACCAGCGGCTCGAGCAGGGTGCCGCGCCGCATGGCGATGCTGCTGGGTTTGTCAGGGGCCTCGCCGATCTTCTCCAGATAGACCTCGAGGGGGCCGCGGGCCCACGTGGCGGGCAGCGCCTCCACGATGGCCGGGGCATCGGAGGAGCCGATGCCGGTGCGGCGGGCCGAGCGCCAGTCCGCGTCATCGACATCCACAAGTCTGACGTGCATCCGGGGCCTCGTCTCCGGCGCTTGCAGGGCCGGGCGTGATGGTGGTACGGTCTCCAGTGCCATAGTGTCTCGCTGTCCTTTCCCGATGTAGTGCCGGCCCGGAGGTTTCCCCCCTCCGGGCCGGTTCGTGTGTTTAGGCCGCGCGGCGGGCCCGGTGCAGGGCCTCGGCGATGCGGCGCACGAGAATCTCCGTATTGACGGCCACGAGCGGCGGCTCCTCCGCCTCGTCCTCGGTCGGCGGCGCGACCTGGGTGGCCTCGGTTTCCAGCACCGCCTGATCGATGATGATCTCCGCGTCGCGCTCGGCGACGAACGCATCGAGGCAGTCCAGGCACTCCCACTCGCCCGCGCCCACGAGGACCAGCAACTCGCCGCACACGTCGCAGCAGGTCGGCGGATCGTCCACGTCTTCGCCTCGATACTCAGCCATGTAGCGGTCCTCCCCGGCGGTCCAGTCCGGCATCACTTTCCCTGGGCGCGCGGCTGCTTGGTGGCGCCATCGAGGACGCGCACCACGCGGCCCTGCGCGTCGTACACGATGACGTCGGCGGGCGGGCGGGCCCGCAGCGCCCGCTGGAGCCCGACGGCGAGGCGGTAGCCGGGCGTGCGCACGGTCTGCCCGGGCTGGCGCGTGCCCCCGTAGACGTAGCCGCCTTTCGGGTGCAGCCCGAAGCCGGGCGCCCCGCCCTTCTTCTTCTTGCTCATCGCTCGCACTCCTGACGGGCCAGCCTCACGTCACCGGCACCGACAGGATCAGTATGCTTCTCGGTGAGCATGCTGTCAAGCCCCCCGGTAAGCATTGACACCCGGCCCGGGGTGCGGCATCCTCGAGTCATGGGCAAACGCAAGAACCCCGCCGCCGTCGCGCTGAGTCGCCTCGCTGCTGTTGGCCGCATGAAGAAGATCCCACCCGCCCAGCGGAGCGCCATTGCCCGCAAGGCCGCGCTCGCGCGGTGGGCGGGCAAGAAGACCGCGGGGTGAGCCCGGCCGAGCGCTGGGCCATCGCGATCGGCGTGGCCGTGGAGAGCGCCAAGGTCTTCGCGCTGGCCTTCGGGGCGCTCGTGGGATGGGTGGTCGGCATTGCCCCGCGCGCGGGACAGGAGACGCTGATGGATGCCGCCGTGATCGCCGCCGTGTTGATGCTCGTCGGGGCATTCGGCTCGCTCGCCATCATCATGTATGGTCTGTATCGAATCTGGCGCGGCTGAGGCCCATGTGGACCGCTCTCGCCTTCGCGGCCACGCTGGCCGTCATCGCCGGCAGCATGGGCGCGCTCGCCATGTGGATCATCTGGACCGAGACGCGCTCGCGCTAGCGCAGCCGCGGCAGTTGCACGTCGCCCACGAAGCTCCGCACGAGGATCAGGATGAGCACGAGGATGACGGCGACGAGAATGATCGTCTTGATCGCCTGGGGCAGCGGCGTGTAGGTCTGGATCAACCACACGACGGTGCCCAACACCACGGCCAACACGATGAACTCGATCAATCCCATGACGGGCCTCCCTTCGGCATTCCCTGCCGGAGCCATCGGACCCAAGAGCCGCCGAGCATGAGCACCTCGATGACGAACACCAGGAGCAGCGCGCGGATCATCGCGTGCGGTCCGGGCCGACCGCCCGGTGCGCCCGGCGGATCGCATCGCGCACGCCCGCGAGGGCGACCTGGGCCAGTGGGCCATAGGACGTCAGCCGCGCCGCGAACGCCGTGCTGAGGGCATCGACGAGCGCCTCGAGGTCCTGCTGGTCGCTGGCCTCGATGTAGGCGCTCACGTTCTCGCCGAACTTCAGGCGCTCTTCCGGCGTCATGGCGTGTCGCAGGGCGCCTTGTCGGTGAACCACGGGGCGTTCAGCAGGGCGCCGACGAGCATGCCGACGCAGAAGCACAGCGCGAGCAGGCCCCAGAGCGCCCAGCCGCCGAGTTGCAGCGCCGCACCCAGATCGCTCATCGCACGACCGGCGCCCCGACCGGCGCTGAGGCGCGCGGGTCCAGGCAATCCCGCATGCTCGTCCCTTCGCGCGACGGGGAGTTATCGCGCCACCAGATGATGCGCGTGCCGCCGGCCGTGGCCGTCTCGATCACGATGCAGCTCGCGGCGGGGTCCCCTTTGAGTTGCGCGATGACCTCGGGGTTCAGCCCGAAGCGCAGGCCGAAGGGCCCGCCGCAGCCCGTGAGTCCGAGCAGCGCCAGCGTCGCGGCGAGGCCCACTGGGACGGTCATCGGCGTCTCACGAGGCGCCGCCAGCCCCGCCGCGGCAGGGTGGCCAGCGCCAGGCCGAGGAGCACGCCGCCCGCGCCCGCGCCGGCCCAGAGGCCCAGGACGATGGTGGGATCGCACGTCACCGCTTCAGCCGCTCCCGCCGCGTCGGACATGGCGGGGCTTTCTTCCTCAACGCCGCTTCGATCTCGGCCCGCGACATTCTGAACTTCCTCGCGAGCTGCCGGACGGTCATCCCGACAAAAAAGTGCCGCCCGATCAACTCCTGCACGGTCACCCCCTTCAGCCGTGGTCCGCCCCTCATGTCGCGCCTCCAAGGCCGCGGCGATCCGCTCCAGCGCCGTTCGGCGTGTGCAGCACCCAGGGCGGATACGTCGCTCACCGCTTCAGCCGCTGCCGCTGCACGGGGGGCGGCGAGGTGATCGTGACGCCGCGCTCCGTCGTGCCGCCGGGGCCCGTACAGGTCAGGGAGAACGCGCCCGGCACGGGCACGGCGGCGCTCCCGCTCGTCGGGTGCGGGGCACAGTCGGTCGCGTGCGTCGTGGTCCAGTTCACCGTGGCGCCGAAGGTGATCGACGGCGGCGGATTGCCCACGCCGCCCGACACGTGCTTGTACCGCATCGCCGCGACGGCGACGTACCGGATGGCTGCGGCATCGGCGTCGGTCTTGGCGTAGACCGTCTTGAGGTACTCGAGGGCCACCGGCTCGTCCCACGTGCCGAGCTGCGGGAAGCAGATCGCCGGCAGGGCATTGAATCCGCCGCGCGAGCAGAGCACGGCCGGCGCGGGCTTGCCGCCGGTGCTCGTGATCCAGGCGCGGTAGCCGGCCTCGAGCTTCGTGCGGTCGACGCTGCCCTGGCCCGTCGTGCGCCGGCAGAGGAGGAACGTGCCGATGTTGGCCTGCTGCGACGCCAGCAGGCACGGCAGGGCCGCGTTGCCCGGCGCGTAGACCCACTGATAGTTGCCCTCGAGGCCGGAGATCGTCTGGTGCATCGGCCCCGGGCCGAGGTCGGCCGGCGGGGGGCTAATCCCGGTCCAGGGCAGGATGCGGCGCTGGCTCCCGTCGCGATGCACCGCGAAGTCGGCCTGCACCGCGTAGGTGCCGCCGTAGATCGTGTCCTTCGGGCCCAGCACGCCCTCGACGTCGGCCTGCGCGGTGATCTCGTAGCAGTTGCGCGGCTTGCCGAGCCAGCGGCGCTTGGTGGCGTCCACCTGATCGTGGCCCACGATGGTCGTGACGGCGCGCGACTCGATCTCCACCTGGCGCAACCGGCCCGCGCACTGCTCCACGAACCAGAGTTCGCCCGTGGAGTAGAAGCCCAGCGCGTTGGGCAGGATGAAGCCGGGCTTGCCCGAGTCGCCGAGCGTGGGGTAGGCGGCCTGCACCTTGCCCGTGCCGTCGGCCGAGTACTCGCCGCCCGTGGCGCGCGCGATCTCGCCCTCGGAGTCCTGCGCGTACGCGGACTCGATGAACACCTCCGGGGCGCCGACTGGCGAGCCGTCGTCGAGGTTGATCCGCATGCGGCAGATCAGGCCCTTGCCCGGATCGCGCGGCACGCCCGCGGGATCCGTCATGCTGGGCTGGCCGCCGCGCACCGTCCAGTAGATCCACTTCACCGTCGGCGAGACGGGGCGGTGATGGTCCATCTCCACGTCCCACGGATGGTCGAAGCACGGGCGCGTGATGGTGCCGTACTCGCCGGCGATCTGGCGCACCGTGGCGGGTGCCCCGGTGCCCGGCCCCTCGCGCGAACTCGGCGTGTGCGACGGCCGGTGGTCGACGTACACCAGCCGGTGCTTGAACGTGTCGGCGATGATGAACTGGTGGAGGCCCTCGGCGTGCGGGGCCGCGCTGGGCCACGCGGTGAAGCCCCAGGCGCGCCGCATCACGGGATTGGCGCCGTCCTGCCACTGGCCGATGTTCTGCTGCCGCTCGCGCGCGTAGGCCTTGTCCGCGTCGAGCGGCGAGACCACGAGTTCGGAGTAGTACGGCACCGCGGAGTCGGTGACGCCGTACCCGACGAAGGGCGTGTAGCGCCCCGTGGTCTCGAGCAGGCCGAGCCGTCCCTGGATCTCGAGCGTGTAGAACCCGCGCCCCTGCGGATGCACGATGGCCTTGGCTAAATGACCCAACCTCGCGAGGGGCGGGTCGCCCTCGGTGAGGCCGATGCGCCGGCCGTCCATGCTCGAGTGGAAGTACGTCGGGAACCACCCGAAGGCCGTGGTCTCGGTGGGGTTCGGCAGCGAGACGAGATGGCGCTTGGCCTTGGAGTAGGTGCCAAGGTCGTAGACCCACGCGAGCTTCGCCCAGTCCTGCGCGGCGTACTTCTGCTGCGCGAAGGGCTGCAGGCCCGTGGGCAGGGTCATCTGCACCGTCGGGATCTTCGGGGGCCACTCGGTCACGTCGAGCCGCGCGCACGGCGTCCAGCCGACTTGGCCGAACGTGAGTTCGAAGCGCGTCCGGCAGGCCCAGTAGGCGCCCGTGGGCGGCGGCGCGCCGACGAGGATCTGCTCCATGAGCTGGGTCGCCGACGGCCCGGTCGGGTTCTTCGACGGCACCAGCGCGTAGCGGCCCGCCGGCAGCGTGAGACGGAACACGACCCGCCGCGCGCCGCTGATCAGCGTCGGCCCCAGCGTCGTCGTGGCGCCGCTCGGGTGGAGCACGGTCAAGCTCAGCGAATCCACATTCGCGCGCCCGCCCTGGTACTCCCACGTCGTCGCGAACTCCGTGTCTGCGGGGAAGCGCTCGACTTCCATCACGCGCGAGTAGGTGCCGACTTGGCTGGTCGACGGGATCACCATGACCAGGTAGGTCGACGGCGCGCGCGGATCGACGCCGGGGAGCTGGTGCTCCTTCGGCACCGGGCCAAACTCGCCGGCGACGGCCGGCCCGGCCAGCAGCAGGAGGACCAGGGCGAGGGCGAGGCGCATCACTCGCGCTGCCCCGAGGCGATCTCCGTCTCGGCCGACTCGATCAACTGGTCGAGCATCCGCCAGCCGGCGCGCTGCACCTTGACCGCCTGCGAGTAGGAGAGATTGCGGGCGCTGGCCTCGCCCTCGGCCGCGTCCCCCGCGTAGTTGAACGTCACCGCATAGGCCTTGCCGCCCGGCTGCACGCTGGCGGCCTTCTTCTTGAGACCCTCGATGAAGCTCGCCAGGCTCGCCGCCTTCTCGGCGACGGCCCAGGCGTAGGGCTCCGGCAGGTCGAAGTAGTTCATCTCGAAGTCCCACATCTTCGTGCCGGTGTCCTTGGTGAGAACGATCGTGATCTTCATCGCAAGGGCTCCTCTCGGTTTCCGTGGTGTCCTCGGTGTCCGGCAGAAAAAGCACCGCCCATCGCGGCCCCAGACATGGCCGTGCGTCTCGCATCTCGCGATCTGCGCGTGCGGGCAGTGCCCGACGGCGCCCTCGCGAGCCCAGCGGTCCCGGCAGGTGGTGCACCCAACGGCGTGTCTCACAGCGTGGCGACGACCTCGACTGACCGGCCGGCGATGCGGATGTAGCGGGTCCAGAGGTAGACCTGCACCTGCTCGACCGTGGCGCCGCCGTCGAGCATGGCGAGGGCGGCCCCGAGCGTGAGGCGGAGGCGAGCGTTGCGCTCCGAGGCGCCATCCAGCCGGCGGCGGCGCGTCGCGAGGACTTCGCGCAGGGTGTCGGCGGTCATGACGCGGCTTCCAGCGCCGCGTGCAACACCCGCCACGCCTCGATCGTGGGATCCACTGGCTCCAGCGCCGCCTGCGGGACGTAGAAGCACGCCGACTTGTCGACCCGCGGCTGGCGCCACCACTCCGCCCGTTTCCCCGCCCGCGCAACGATCGCGCCTCGCACGGTCAGGCGCGGCGCGCGGCCGGTCACCAGCACGTAGCGCCCGGCGTCGGCATCCTCCCGGTGCAGGAGCAGATGGCCATCGTCCCGCACCGTCGAGCGCACCTGCCAGCCGCCCACATCACCGACCGTGCGATCCGGGTCGGTGCGGGCCTCCCAGTACACGCCAAGATACTTCGCGAAGGCACACTCCGCGCAGGCCCCTTCCACGTCAGCGTCGATGGGGGCCACGCCGTACACCTGGACGCGGCGCGCTTCCCGCGCCCGCAGCGTGCGCCGCATGCCGACGTGGATGGCCCATTCCCACTCGTCGCGCCCGAGGGTAACCAGGGCGCCGTGCACAGCATGTGCAAAATCGGCCCTAGTAACTAGCTGATTTTGAACCTCAGTCACGTTTTGGTCACTCATGCGAGTTTGCACCATGTCTGACGGAGTTTCACATACTTACGCGGGTGACACCGTCCAAATCAGGGGTCGCGGTGCAATTCATTGTGCAAATCATCTGGCGCCCCGGTATGCTTGAGATCAGGAGGACACGACGATGCGCGGACAGGACAAGTACACGGGCCCCACGGGCGAAAAGAACATCCGGAAGGTGCTGGTGCGCGGGCAGCCGCGCTTCCTGCTGCAGATGGGCCGGCGCGGCAAGGGCAACCGGCGCGCGAAGCTCTTCAAGACCCTCGGCGAGGCGATCGCCACGAAGCAGGCGTGGCTGGCCGGCGGCGTGCCGCGGCCTGAGGCCGAGACCCTGCCCACGCCCGAGATGCCCGAGACCACCGTGGAGGATGCCTTGCGACTGCACGCCAGTGCGGACGCGCGCTCCACCACGGGCGTCCTCGGCAAGCGCTACCCGGAGCTGCTGGGGTTCCCCCTCGAAGCGGTCACGGCGGATCACTGCGCGGTCTTCCGGCGGCGCTACGAGGCGGCGGGGCTGAAGCCCTCGGGGCTGCGCACGCACATGGGCACGCTGCGCGCCGCGATCCGGCGCCTGCGTCCAGAGTTCCATCTGCCCCCCTCGGTCTTCCCCGATGCGAACTACACGCGCCACCGGGTCCTGGCCCGCGCCGAACTGAAGCGCGCCTATCTTGCCACACCCGAGCCGTTCGCGACCATGGCGCGGCTGGCCGAGATCACCTTCATGCGGCAGGGCGAGATCCGCACGCTGCGCCGGGAGATGGTGGACCTCCGCGCCCGGACGATCACGCTGCCGCGCGCCAAGGCGGGGCCGCGCGTCGTCTCGCTCGGCGAGGAGGCGTGTGCGCTCCTGCGCCACGTGCTCGCCTCGCACGTGCACGAGGTCGTGTTTCCCCGCGATCCACGCCGGGCGGGCCCGCGCTCGCGGTCGGTCGGCCAGCCGTACTCCCGCAAACAGGTCTCCCACATGTGGCGGAAGAGCATGGACCTCGTGGGCCGACACGATGTGACCTTCCATGATCTCCGCCATCACGCGGCCATGACCGCGCTGGCCAACGGCGCCAGCTTCCCCGAACTCCAGGCGCTCGGCGGCTGGGCCACCCCGAAGATGGTCAACCGCTACGCGACGGCCAGCAACGACCGCCTGCGCCAGTTGCAGGATCGCGGGGCGCGGCATCAGGCACTGCGGCGTCGGTGAGGGCCGTCGCCGTACAGTTGCTTGCGGACCTCGACCAGCGCCGTGGTCGTGGCCACGAATTCGGGCCAGCGCGGCGAGTCGCCGCCATCAGCGGGCAGCTCGCGTTCGAGGGCGACTAGCCGCTTGGCCAGCGTGATCTCCGCCCGGGCCAGCGGCGTCATGACTGCACCGGGGCGGGCCCCATGATGATCCGCCGAGCGTGTTCCATGGCAAGTCCAAAGGCCGCTCCACGGCCCCAGCACTGCGCGGCCGTCTGGGGAAGGAGCGCGCGGTCCAGTTGCCAGGCGAGGTCATCGACGTCTCGCAGGCGGCGGCGGGCATCGGCTGCAGGCCAATCCTGGGTACAGATCGCCGCGACGATCATCAGCACGGCCCGGGTCTTCTTGGTTCCCGCCAGATCGCGGAGGAGCGGTTGCGCCATCGGCGCCAGCCGCACGATGGTATCCGCGAGCGTGTCCTTCGACGGCTTCGGGATGCCGCGCAACATGCACACGCCACGGGCAACGGCGACCTCAAGCGGCGAGTGCTTGACCGTCGTCTCTCGCGTGGCAAGATCGCGCGCCGACTGGGGCACGCCGCGATCAATCACGCGCGCGGTGTCAGGGGGATTGCCTCGGCTGATCCGCATGTACACGCTGACGCCGCTGTAGACGACGGCCCAGAGGCGGTTCTGCCCGTTGAGAAGGTTGCCATTCGCGTCGAGCATGATGCCCTGCCCATGCAGTTTCCAGCCACCGTTCAGCATAATATCGGAGTACTCCTCGACCTTGTTCCAGTTCACGGGGCGGTTGGACGTGTTGCGCTTGAGCATCTCCTGCGCAGACTGCGGCGTGACCAGGTCCGTTGTGTCCACGATCAGCGGCACGCCTGCGTTGACACGATTGGGATCGACCGCCAGCGCTCGGCGCAGGGACTTGCTCATGGCCCCGGCTCTTTCACCGCCAAGTTGAGCGCCGACTCACAGATCGCATCGAAGACGCCCGCTTGCTTCAACGCCTGCACTTCCCGACACAACCGCACCAACCGCTCGAGGCGCGTGATCTCGACCTCGTAGGTGCTCTCGAGGAAGAAGTTCCGCACATCCCGCAGGGCGCTGAGGCTCTTCTGCACCTCAGTCACGGCCGCCATACGCGCCGCACGGAGAGCCTCGATCTGCTTGAGCAATTGCGGGCCGACGATATCGCCGATCGCCCGGACCTCGTCATGAAGCTGTTGCATGATCTTCTTCGACTCCGCGATCTCCGCATTGACGGCCTTGAGCATGTTCAGTTCCTGTTCCATGCGGCCTCCTGTCCACAGCGTGAGCAGAACGGGATCGCCGTCCGTCATAAGGAACCGGGCGGGCCCCTGGCGATACCCGGTGCGCTCCTTGAGGGGCGTTGGGGGAGGCGGGCGGTACATGTACATCACTCCTGCGCGCGTACACGGACCTCCTGCCTTAATCCCGTGGCGCCACAAAGCGATATCGCGAGCCCGGATAAACTCGTCCTTCTCTTTGGTCTTCTCGCCTTCCCTCTCCTGGCAGCAGTCACACAATGGCCCCCGATTCTCGCGCCCAGTGAACCGGTGGCTCCCCATCGCCAAGCCCTCATGACTGTGGGCGTCCACCCGGCGGAATTGCGCGGGCTTAGACATCCCTGCTGGCCGCCCAGAGCCGATCCATCTCGGCCATGAAGCGCTCCGTGTGGAGGCGGGTGGACTTGCCATCCGCATCTCGGACGAGGGCCCCGCGCGCGGCCTCGGGGATCAGCTTGTTCCGCACCTTGACGTACGCACAGTCATGCCAAGGATGGGTATGCCGCCGGACCTTGCCATCCGCGTCGGCGTACTCCATCTCGGCGCAGTCGCACGGGGCCGTCATGTCTGGGCCCCCAGGTGCTCTTGCCGCCACCGCTGCCACCGTTCGACCGCGAGGAGCAGCATGCGATACGTCGCTGGTTCCTCCTCGCGGCAGAAGGCCTGCGCGGTGTTCGCGACCGCCCAGAGCTTCTCGTTTTCCGCGCGCGAGATCTTGCGCGGCATGGGGGCCGGGACAATCCCGTCGGGGTTTATCCTGACAGCCCGGCTACGACGCGCTGAAGGTGATGCCATATGTGGCCTTCAGTCGGGAGAGGAAGTTCTCGGTGACGGGAATTTTTCCCCTCTCGATCTTGCTGATGGTGGTTTGGGAGTATCCCAGTTTCTTTGCCAGATCGACTTGTCCTATCGACTTTCCCAATCGCCAATCGCTGATCTGCTCGTTGATGGCCTTGCCCTTGCTGCCCTTGTCCTTCGCGGTCGTTTTCCGAATGGCACGAGACACGGGGCCTCCTTTCTGGGGAGGGTCGGTCGGGTCGGAAAAGAATTGGGCGAAAGTGAGAAACATCGTGCGTGGGATGAGCGCCGGGAGTCAAGAGGGGGCGTCGCCGCGAAAAACTTCATATGAGTGTTCATATGCTTGTGAGAGACTGAGTACGACCTCAGTCGTATGTCGCACCCAGAAAGGGCTCCGATGTCTGACGCAATCGAACACTTCTGTAACCGCTGTGATCGCGCGCTCGCGCTTCCGCTTCCGGTGATTCTGATCATCGCCGATGTCGGCGATTTCACGTTCTGCTCGCTCGGCTGCATGCTGCTGTCGCCGGTTGTGTTCCAACCGCTGCGACGTGAAGGCGGCGCGGCATGAGCCGGCGGGGCCGCGCCGGGACCGCCCGCGAGCTGCTCGCATTCCTGTGGACCACGCAGCGCTGGTGGATGATTCCGCTGGTCGTCCTGCTCCTCATGGCCGCGCCGGTGCTGCGACGCGAGGGCGGCGCGGACTAGGGTGGACACGCCGTGACGCCGTTTCCTGTCACGCCCGTGCCGCATTCCGTCAGCGCCGAATGCTGCGGCGGCGGCAAGCCCGCGTCGCGCCAGACGGCGCCGGGCTGGCATCGCGCGTGCTCTGCTCCGGGTGGGAGGACTGAACCAATGAGACGCTGGTGGCAGCGCGCAGCAGAGCGGCATCCCATCCTGGTGACCATCGCGGGCGTCCTCACGCCGGCGCTGGCGATGGCCCTCTGGATGGGTCTCGCCGCGGTCCCGTGGGGGGCCGCCACGACGTGGCGGATGCCGTGGACCGCACCGACCGTCACCGAGCGGTGCGACGTGGTGGCGCGCGAGTTCATGGCGTACATGGATGCGCGCTACCCGGGCGGGTACCCCGAGAAGTTCTACCACGGCGCGATGAAGGAGTGTCTGGGGGCCGCGCTTCAGAAGGCGGGCGCGCCCTGACCGATGCCGGCCGCATTGCGCATGGTCTCGCGCAACTGGTCGCGACGGTCGGCGGGGGCGGACTGCAGGCGCTCTTCGATCTGCTCGGCCCTGAACTGCTTCGCCAGCAGCGGGTACTCGCGGAACAGCGCGCGCCGGGCGAGTTCCTTGTATTGGCCCTCGAGCGCCCGGAGCCGCTCGGCCTGGACGACGGGCCGGTCATCGTAGCGCTGATACTGGGGCGAGGCGATGGTGGCGCGCAGCGCCTGGTAGTAGGTCTCGCCCCGGCTGTTCTTCACCTCCTGCGTCATCAGCACGACCCAGCGGTCGGCCTGGGCGGGCGTGAGCTGCACGCCCGGCTTCTGCTGCACGGGGACCAGGCCGAAGTCGGCCACCTCCCGGGCGCCGATGTAGTCCGGCAGTTCCTTCAGCCCCGCGCCGTTCAGGCGGATGATCTCGTCGAACACGGGATCGTACTTCGGGGCGCGCCCGCCGAAGCTCGTGAACGGGAAGTTCTCGGTGACGTCGATCTCGCCGGTGAAGGAATTGCGCCAGGGGCGGACCTTGTAGGCGCCTTCCGCATCGCGCGCGCTGGATAGACCGGGGATGCGGGACCGGTAGTACTGCAGCACCGCGTCGAACTCGCGGAGGACCGGGTTGTCGATGGCCCCGCTGCGGGTGATGCGCCGCTTGGCGGGATCAACCACGCCCTCGATCTCCCGCAGCGCGGCGTTGTCCGCGAGCTGCGCGCCGGGGATGATGCGCACCAGCCGCTCGCCCACGTACTCGAGCCCGCGCTGCACCATGGCCTGCTTGGTCGGAGACTTGATGACATGGATCATGTCGGAGAGCTGCATCACGAAGCGGTCGGCCTCGAGGTTCTGGAGCGTGGCGAGGACACCGGCCGAGAAGAGTTTCAGGGCGTCGGGGTCCGGCATGTGGCGGATCGTGAACGAGATGTCCGCGCCGATGGCGATCCACGTGGCGGCCGGCTCGAGGCCCGCATAGGAGCGCCACTGGTCGGTGATCGGGTCCCAGAACGACTTCTCCTTCCAGCCGTTCGCCTCGTAGACGCGCTTGAGATCGTGGTCCTCCGGCGCGCTACCGGTAATCATCCCGAGGTTTTCCATGTAGCCGAACAGGCCGATGATCCCGGCGCCCATCGCGAGTTTGGCCTGCGCCACCTGGCGGTGCGTGCCGCCGGCGAGGAAGTCGCTCCGTGACTGTTTCGCGAGCACGTTCATGAGCGGCGTGTGGGCGAGGGAGTACTCGGCGATGCGCACGGGGGTGCGGGTAAACATCGAGACGGTGTTCTTCCAGAGCAGATTCGCCCACGGGTCGATGGGCCCGCGCTGCAACGCCTGCCCCACGCGCCCCTCGAGATCCTTGGTGAAGGTCTGTTCCTCTTTGAAGGACTCGATGCGGAAGCGCGCCTCCGACGACAACTTGCTCGGGTCGTTCAGCAGGTCATCGACCGTGCGCGTGAAGGCCGCGCCCTCATGGCCCTCGAGCGTGGCCTGCCGGAAGGCTTCCACCCGGTGCATCATGCGGCCGTTGATGGCCTTGCCGAAGGCATCCGTCCCGTTGAGGATGTCCATCGGCAGTCGGAGCCCGCGCCCCGCATAGTCCACGAGTTGGCCCGGGGTGGACTTCGCATCCATCCCGAAGTTCTGGGCGGTGATGACGGGCGTGTGGATGCCCTCGTGGAACCGCCCGCCCGCGGCCTCGAGCTGGGCGCGCCACGCGGGCCGATCCCACTCGCGCAGCATGCGCAGTTGCTCGGTCACGCCCTCCCACCAGCCGATCATCATCTGCGTGGCCTCGCCGGCCATGACGCCCGGGGCCTGATCGCCCCAGCGGGGCATGAAGCGGGACAGGCCGCGCACGCCGATGCTGACGGGCATCACGAGCATCAGGCTCAAGAAGTTCTTCGCCATCGTGGCGCCGCCCAAGAGGGAGAACATGGTGGCCTCGAGGATGGCGCGGGGCATGACGGCGAGGAAGCGCGACTGCCGGATGATGTGCTGAGGATCGCCCGCCTTGACGACGAGGGCGGCCAGTTCCATGTCGTCTACGCCGGGGGCGATCTCGTTCGCCATGCGATTCAGGCGCATGGCATCGACGCGGGGCCGGACGAGTTGCTCGCTCGGCAACTGCGCGCTGATCTTCTGAGCGCTGAGGGTCTGGCCGAAGCGGGTCTGGGCCGTCCGCGTGCGCTCGGCGATCTCGCCGCTGACGGCCAGCGCGCGGCGCAGTTCGCCCGGGGGAAAGACCTCGCCCGCGAGCATGCGCGTGCCGATGTCATAGGCCTCATTGGCGACGGCGACGTTGATGTCGCGGGCCGCCTTGCTCCACGAGGGGAGCTTGTCGAGGTCGACCTTCTCGTTGTCGAGGATGGATTGGACCGAGACCTCGCCCTTCTCGATCATGCGGGCCGCCTCGAAGGTGGTCTCCCGGTGCGTGGTCGGGATGCGCTGGGCCGCCGTGATCTGCTCGGCGAACTGGCGATGCACGTTGACCATGAGGCGGCGGAGGTCGCCCTCGGCGGCGATGCGCTCGTAGTTGGGCTGGTACTGCTCGCCGGCCTGCACGCGTGGGGTGATGAGTTCGCCCGTGGGGCGGCGGCGGAAGATCTTGGTGATGTCGACGCCGCCGCGCTCGTCCTTGAGGGCCGCGGCGAGATGCGTGGCGGTGCGGCGGGACAGGGCCGCGCCGACGCCGGCCCCGATGAGCCCGTTGCGGATCTGCTCCTCGGGCGTCTCGCCGGTGGCCCCGCCAGCCAGCGCGCCGAGCGCCATGCGCACCAAGGTGCCCGCGGTGGCAAAGCCGGCCTCGCCCGGGCGCGGCAGCGCGGCCCCAGCCGCGGGGGCGGTCTCCGCCGCGGCCGGCTGCGCCGCGCGGCTCGACTTGAAGTCCTCGAACTCCTGCCGGACCTGCGCCTGCTCCTCGGCGAGCGCGTTGGCCTCCTTGGAGCCGGGCTCCGGGCGCGGCTCGACCTCCATCCGGATGGCGCCCTCGGCACGGCCCGGCGCCGTCGGTTCCTCAGGCGCCTTGGCCAGCGCGTCTTCGAGGCGCTGCACCCGTGGCTCGAGGTCTTTGGCCAGCGCGGCCTCGGCGCGCTTCATGGCCTGCTCGCCGGCGCTGGACAGCTCGCCCGCGGCCTCGGGGCCGGCGGGCGCCGCCGCCGGCTCCGGGGCGAGGCGCCCCTCGGCCTCGAGCGGCGTCCGGTGCGTGGCGCGCATGGCCTCGCGCCGCGCCACCGCAAGTTCCTCGGAGGAGCGCACGGGCACGTCGACGACGCGATTGAACTCGTCGACCATGATCGCGGTCGGCTGCGGGGGGAGTTCGGGGCGCATCGGCGTGGTCTGCCGCTCGAGGAGCTGCGCGCCCTCTGCGTAGCCTCGGGTGGCGCGGCCCTCGCGCCCGGCGACGTCGGCGGCGGTGCTGAGCGGCGTCTCGGTCGGCACCTGCCCGGCGGTGCGCGCCACATCCTCGGCCACGCCGATGCGCTCGGCCAGACGCGAGATGACCTTGAACGCCTTGCTGTACCCGGGGACCGCGCCGATGGCGAGTTCGCCGCCGCTCCGGTAGGCGTCATAGACCGCCTCGCCGCGCTGCTCCGCCGGCGTGGCGAGGATCGCCTCGTACACGCCGACCTCGCCGGGGTTGTACTTCTTGGCGCGCTCAAGGCGCTGCGTGAGCACCTCGTCGGACAGCTCGCCGGTGGCCTTGGTCAGTTCTTCCCCGAGGCGCCCCGCGACGTGCCCGACCGGCGCCCCGGCGAAGCCCACGGCCTCGAGCCCGCCGATGGTGGCGCGGCCGACACGTTGCCAGAAGCCCAGCCCGGCCTCGGTGGCCGCCGACCGGATCTTGCCGACGCCTTCCGTGAGGACGCGGGGCGCCTCCTTCACCGCCTCGCCGAGCGTCCCCAGCCCGAGCGGCCCGTACTGGGGGCGGCCGCCGGCGCCTCCCTCCCGCCCCTTCGGCGGGGCCACGCCCTCGGGGCCCGCCACCGGCATGGCCGGGGTCAGGTCCGGCTGGTTCTTGAGCCAGTCGTAGAGAGCCTGGCTGTCCACATACTCCCGGCTCGAGCTGTAGTTCGCGGAGGTGGAGGCGGCCATCAGTTCGCCGAACGCCCTCCCGTCTTCGGCCTCGCGAGTGCGGGGTCCTGCGCCCGGGTGCCCTTCGCCGGCGCGCCGGGGCCGGGCACGCCGGTCTGCGGCGCGGCGGCCCCGGTCTGGGAGCGGAGCGACTCCTGGAAGCGCACCCGTTCGTTGGCCATGATCTGCGCCTCGCGGACGTCCTGCATGATGAGTTTGAAGCCGCCCACGCCGTGCTTCTGCTCCAGCGCGGCTTGATTGGCCTTGAGGTAGCTGCCGACGTTGGTCGCGGTCTGCGGCGCGCGGAGGTCGCCGGTGATCGGGATGCCCTTGTCGGTGAGGACGCCGGTGATCTCGCGGGCGCGGTCGTTGAACTTGCTGTCGAGGCGGGCCCGGAAGATGGGCATCCGGCGCGCGTGCCAGTCCTCCGGCGTCATGCTGTTGGGGCGGTACGGACTCACGTGCTCGTAGTAATCGCGGATGGCCGCGTCGTAGTTGGACCGGATCAGGTCGTCGGTCTTCGCATCTTGGTTGGTCAGGCGGAAGGTCTCGTCCAGCGTGTCCTTGCCGCGCGTGTAGTTGAACTTCCGCTCCTGCAGGATCTGGTCAGCCTGGCGGTCACGGCGGTCGGCGCGGCGCTCGGCCCGCTGGTCCTCGGCGAGGATGCGGTTCTGCAGCTCGTTGGCGAGGATGCGGTGGGTGGGCGTGTTGAGGTGGCCATCGGCGATCGCCTGATGGACCTTCTTGAGGATGTCGCGCGGGTTGTTGTCCACCGAGTAGACCTCGACCTGCAGCGGGCCCAGCACGGCGTCGTTGTTGGGCATGTCGGGCTTCGGGGGCGGGGCCTGGAGCCAGCCCATCCACTGGCGGTACTCGTCGCGGGGGATCTGGTCGTGAATCTCCGCGAGGCGCGCTTGCGCGCCCTTGGTATCGCCCGCGTACCAGAGGTCGGTCACGTCCTTGACCCCAGCGTCGGTCGCCTTCTTTCTTTCGCGCTCCTGCTTGGTGTAGGCGCGATCGTCCTCCTGGTCCTGCAGCCGGATGAGTTGCTGCGCGAGGGCGGGTTGTTCCTCGGCGTCCATGCCGATGATCTCGCCGTTCTCGAGCTGGCGAATCAGCTCCGGCCGCTTGACGGGGTCCTGCCACGCGACCTGGACGCGCCCCTTGGCCACGGTCTTGGCATTGTCCAGCCGGATGGCGTTGGCCTCGGCCCCGGAGTACAAGCCCTTCCGCACAAAGGTCGTGATTTGCGCCTCGATCTCCGCCATGGCCGTGGCCTGCGCGGCCTCATCGGGGGTGCCATCGGGCTTCCGCGCGTAGACGGCGGTGCGCTGCAACGCCTGCCGCTCCATGGCGGCGCCGGACTTGATCCCGGCGAGCTGGAGCTTCAGCCCCTCGGCCCGCGCGTTGATCGTGGTCGAGGTCATGATGTTGTCGGCCCGCTGCTCGAAGAGCACGCGCGACCGGGCCGTGGTGAGCGTCTTGCCGACGGACTCGCGGGCCTTGCGCGAGGCCTCCTCGACCTTCGGGGCGTACTGCTCGGGCGGGACCGAGAGATCCTTCTCCACCTGGGTCATCGCCTCGGCGACGTTGACCTTGTACACGTTAGCGGCGCGCTCGGCGGCCTGCCGGTCGGACTCCTCGTCCAGCGTGCGCTTGACGCGCACGTACTCCTGCGCGGCGGCGCTGACCTGTCCCAGCGCCTCGCCGGCCTTGCGCAGGCCGAACGTGGACGAGTAGGCGAACTCCTGGGGGTCGAGCCGCGGGGCGGGCGGCAAGCCGCCGACGTCGGTCGAGGGCTGGATCAGGGGAACATCGGGGATGGGCAGAGAAGCCATCTAGTAATCCGGCGAGTCGTAGTACCCGGTGACGGGCACCTGGATGCCCGAGGGATTGGTGCTGCTCTGGGGCGGGGGGTTGCTCATCTTGTACTGGCCCGCCCCGTAACTCGCGGCGCTCGCCACGCCGCCGATCCCGGCGCCGATCGCCCCGATGGTGCCCTGCCGGGCGGCGACATCGCCCTGGTAGCGGCTGAGCAGCGATTGACCGATGAGGCCGCCCTGCACGGCTTGCCCGCTGTAGCGCGCGGCGGCGGCGTTCAGTTCCGCGGTGCGCGCGTTCTCGATGTCGACCAACAAGGACGTGCCCTCGCCGACCTCGGTGCCGGTGATGCCCTGGGCGGCACGGGCCGTGGCGCGCAGGCGGCGGTCGCGTTCGCGCTGCTGGCGGGCGGCGTACTCCTGCTGCTGCTTGGCGATGGCGGCCTGGTTCTCGGCCACCTTGGCGTTGTACTTGTAGGCCTTCTTCTGGGCCTGCCCCTGCTCGTAGGAGGCGTAGGCGGCGACACCGGCCGCGGCCACGGTCGCCACGACCGCGACGATGGCGATGATCTCGAGCCCGGTGCCGCCGCGGATGGCGGGCATGAGCGAGCCGTCGGGGCGGTGGACGGGGGGGATCTGATCCACGGGCTCGTTGTGGGCCAGCCACTGCGGCGCGAGGACGTCCGCATGCGGGTGGAGCCACACCCACCGCTGCATGGTCTCGCCGCCGGGACCGTAGAAGGGTTCCGGCGCGCCGCGGGGGACGAAGTCCAGATGCGCGGCCCAGCGCGCCCCCGCCGTGAAGCCCGCGACGATGTCGGCGTCGATGCGGAGCAGGCGGTAGCGGTCGCGGAGCGCGTTCAGGTAGCGGACGGTCAGTCGGTGCACGCCCAGCGCGTGCCGGTAGCCCGCGGGGCCCCAGACGGCCCACGCGTAGGCGCGTCCGCGCCAGTGGATGACGAGGCCGAGCGTGCAGGCGATCTCGTCGCCCGCCCAGATGGTGTAGGACGGCCCGTGGGTGGCGTACGCGCGCCCGTGCGCGAGGCGGTCCTCGATCCACGGCGTCTCGATCTGCGCGGCCTCGAGGATCCGCACGTAGTCGGACGGGATGAAGGGGGTGACGCGCAAGGTCATGGGTTTTCCACCTCGATCGCGCCGGTGATGCCGAGGATGGTGACGGTCTTCGGCTCGAGCGTCTGGATGACGAGCTGCCCCTCGCGGCTCCAGCCGAAGTTCGTCTGGCGCGCGAGGTCGCCGGTGTATTCGCCGGTCTCGGGGAAGCCCTCGGGGCGCTCGAGCACGGTCTCGCCGTTGAAGACGAGGGCGGACGCGGTGCAGAACACGCGGACGGTGGCATGGTCCCAGTGCTTGCGCATGGCCTGCGCGCTGCCCTGGCCGGTGGCGAACTCGGGCCGCACGGTCATCAGCGTGCTGGTGTAGTGCAGGCCGGCCTCGAGCTTGGTCGTGGCGAGGCCATCGGGGAGCGTGAAGCCCCCGTCCGTGACGGTCAGGTCGAACACGGTGCCGTCGGCGGCGATGGCCTTGATCGCCTGGCCCTCGAGGTGGTCCATCCCCGTGAACGTGCCGGCGGCGACCCCCTCGTACGCGAGGCCGGAATCGACGTTGAGGCGGCCGTCGAAGACCTCGAGGTAGCGCCGGGTCACGCCTTCGATGGTGCGGTTGACGACGGTCCACACCTCGTCGCCGGTGCCGCAGGCGTTGGGGATGACGCAAATGCGCTCGTACCGGCCCCCGGTGCCATGATGACTCCAGCCCACGATCTGTTCGGCGCGTTCGTAGGTACAGACGGCGAGGCCGCCGTCCCCGGTGACGACGAAGAGGAGCGAGTCGGGCGAGACGCTGCGCGTGAAGTCGATGACGCCAGCGCGCGTGAGGTGCTCGGCGAGGATGGTGAGGTCCGGGGCCACGTAGGTGTCCTGCTCGTAGGTGTAGGTGAACTCGCGGACGCGCAGCGCGCCGCGCTGCACGAACAGGATCACGTTGACGGTGCGGACGGCGTCCAGCGTGGCGTCCGAGCCATAGAACGTGCGCTCCCGCGCGCGCACGTTGGTCGGGGTGAGGGGGTTATCGTTGCCGCCCTCGAGGGTGAGTTCCCCGGCGGAGGTGCCGATGGCCAGGCCGGCGGGCAGGGCCTTCATCCAGCGGATCATGTTCACGCCGGAGAAGGCGAGTTGGTACTCGACGGCCTCGTCGTCCCGGACGCCGGTGGCGAAGTTCTCGTAATCGGCGACGGCGGAGCCCCAGACGCGATCGGGGAAGCCCGCGGAGCCCGCGAACCAGAGCCGCTGCTGGAACAGGGCGACGACGCCCGGATAGCCGTCAGCCGCGTTCCAGACGTACTCCTCGATGCGCACGCTGCCGGCCGGAAACGTGTACGTTCCGGTGGCGGTCTCGTAGGCGAATGTGCCGTCCGGGATATACGCCGGCGGTGTCGTCGTGTACTGGATGCCGTCCTCGGGGAGCGGCAGGTCGCCGTTCAGGTACACGGTGAAGGAGTTGGCCCCCGCGTCGAGCGCGGTGATGGACTGCGGGATGTCCTCGAGGAAGCGGATCGGCGCGCTGCCGAACTCCGCGAGGACGGCGCTGAGGTACGTGAAGTCGATGGTGCCGGCGGTGCCGGTGGCCGTGGCCGTCCCGCCGGCCAGGCGGCTACCGGTGACGGTCAGGGGGCCGGTGATCGGCGCGGCCACGTCCGTCAGCAGCGTCGTGGGCGCCGGGTTGAAATCGACCTCGATCAGCTCGAACGTCGTCGCGCTGAGGCGCTGGAAGCGCATGGGCGGGTGATTGATGTGGGCGACCCACATCACATCCGCGGACTGCTCGAAGCGGAGCGCCATGAGTTCGGCTTCGGGGTAGGGCGTGACCAGTTCGACCTGGACCCCGCCGTCGAGGACGGCCGCGCGGTTGGCCCAGACACGCACGTAGAGGTGGCCCCACTCGAGGACGTAGGCCTGCTCGACGTTGAACTCGAAGCGCACGAGGCGCACGGTCTTGGTCGAGTCCTTGACCTCGCCGAGGTAGACGCTGCCGGCGCGGCGGGCGACGCCGCCCTGCGGGCGCACGACGAAGTTGCCGAGACACTTCGCGGCGGCGGCGTACTTGTTCCAGGCGGTCTGGCCGTCGAGGAGATCGGAGATCTCGCCGGTCGTGAAGTTGCTCTGCCACGGGTGCAGCGGCATTTCAGCGCCACCCGGTGCCGGGCCGCCAGCCGCCCCGGCGGGCGATGATGAGGTCGTTGCTCTGCAGGATGGGCGGCGAGCCCTCTTGGCTGTCGTGGACCTTCGCGCGCGCGAGGCGCTTCTCGGCGATCTGGAGCCAGAGCTGGGCCTTCTGCAGTTGCCCGGTGATCTGCTCGGCGAACGCCGCGGTGAGCGCGGCGATGAACGCGGCCGTGAAGTACGCCGGCCAGCGCGTGACGTCGACGATGCGCGCGGTGTAGGTCAGTGGCAACGTGGGCTCATCGGCGAGGAAGTAGGCGCCTTCGCGCTGGTACTCGGTGTAGAGCTGCACGCGCTGCACGGCGAGATAGTCCGTGGGGAGCGCAAAGGCGTAGCCCCACCCGTAGGCCGGCGTGATCCCGGGCGCGGGGGCGAGCACGGCGCGCATGGTGGCGAAGTTCCAGAAGTGTTCCACGTGCAACGCGTCCTGCGTCTGGTCGTAGAACTCCTGCGCGAGGAGCCAGCGCGGGTTGGTCTCGTCGTAGGGCAGCGCGATGGGCTTCTCACCGAGCGAGCGGAGGGCCTGGTTGACGTGATTGACTTGCGCCTGGGTGGTGATCATGCGGGCACTCCGTCGCGCGCGTTCTGGGCCTCGAGGGTGCGGATGCGCTCCCGGGCGGCGTCCAGCTCGGCGCGCAGGATGGCGTTCTGCATGAGCAGGTGGCCGAGAATCTGCTGGACGTGCTCGTCGACGGTCGGCATCGCTAGGGCGCCGGTACCGGGATGAAGATGACGACGGGCACGACGGGCTCGACGCCCGTGAAGCCCGCCGCGACGCAGACCACGTCGAAGGGCCACGTATGCTTCTCCCCGGGCGTCTTGAAGGTCACCGCGCACTTGTAGCTGCCGGACCCGGGCGCGAGCCCTTCCACCTTGTCGGGCGCGATGAAGCGCACGTACTGCTGGCTGCCCTGCGGCTGCCAGGACACGCTCTGCACGGTGTCGGGGGCGACACCGACGCGGTCGGGGGCGAAGGTCAGCGTTCCCGTGGTGCCTTGCTGGATGGTCAAGGGCATGGGGGGCCTCTCCTACGGGCTCGCCACGTGGACGGTGAAGGAGCCGTCCGTGGCCGTACCCACACTAAAGATCCGCACGAGAAACTGCGTCACGGATTCGACCTGGACCACGGCAGTCAGCCCCACCGCGGCCAGGGGGGTGGCGATGGCGATGGGGTAGGTCACGGCCGTGGCCAGCGTGAGCCGATACACGCCGGCGGACACCCGCGCGCACGAGGTGAAGCCGAACTGGTTGATCAGGCTCCCGTCGGTGCCCTCCACGGCCGCTGCCGCCCGCACCGCGTGCTTGCTGGTGAGGGTGCCGGTGATCGTGGCGTTGCCGGTGATGCTCGCATCGCCGGTCAGCGTCAGGCCGGTCAGGATCGGCGCGGTCGTCCACGCCGTGGCATAGTCCGTCGCGCTCGCCTTCGTCAGGATCGCGTTGGTCGCGCCGCCGGCCGGGACGCCGACGCCCACGCCGCCGACCGTGACCCAGGCGCCGTCGACCTTCGCCTTGAGGGTCGTCATCCCTCGATCGCTCCCACGATGCCGGCCTGCCCGACCGGGACCGTGAACGTCATCGTCCCGTACCAGGTGACGGCCCCCGACACCGAATGAATCCACTCCAGCCAGGTGAGGACATGGCGCCCGAGGCCCGGCGTACCCCGGTAGAGCGCGCGCGGCCCGGCGACCTGCCCCGACGCGACCTGCAGGCCCTGGTAGGTCTGCGCGCTGTTCGCGGTCGTGCTGTCGACGCCGATGCCCACGGCACAGACGACATTGACGGTCACCGAGCAGAGGCCGCAGGCCTCGGCGTCCACGGGCACCTCGGCCAAGCCGACCACGTAGTCCAGTTGATTCGCGGCGCTCGCGCGGGCTTGCCGGACCGTGGTGGAGGTATACGCCCAGCTCGCCGTGGTCTCGGTCGCGTTGCGGAGCACCCGGCGCACGCGGTGCTGCATGTTCCACACGTAGCGTCTCGCCGCAGAGTCCTCGGTGGTCGTCGTGCCGGTCGTGTAGATCGTCCCGACATAGCGCCGGGTCGGCGCGCCGGTCTTGACGTAGATGCCGTCCTGCACCGCCAGCGCCGTCGCCCGCGTGGTGTCGTTCGTCCACACCACCAATTCCAGCGTGAGCGTCCCGGCGTTGTCGTAGAGGAAGACATCGTACGGCTTGCCGCTCGTGAGGCCGGAGAGCGCGAGGCTCCGCTCCGTCAGGGTCGCATACGCCCACGCGGTCCCGGAGTAGAGCGCGACCTGGTTGCCCCGGTACGGCGTGAAGTAGAGCGTGCTCTGCGCCGTGCGATCCGTCGTGGAGACGGGCACGCCGCTCTCGGTCGTCAATCGCCCCTCGCACGTGCTCGCGAGCACCGCCCCGCCGCCCCCGCCGGCCGGTGCGGGCTCATCGGAATCGACCCACAGCTCGATGGCCGGGTCGACGGGCTCGGCGGGCCCGATGTGGACCTCGTCGGCGCCCTCGCCCCCACCACCACCGGCAGGCGGATCGATCCAGCCGGTGTCGTAGTTCGTGGCCGAGTTCTTGGCCAGGACCTGGCCGGTCGTGCCGCCCGCGGCGACGCCGGGGCCCGGAGGGCCCGCCGCCCCGTTGGTGCCCGCCGGTCCCTGCGGCCCCGCCGGGCCCGTTGGTCCCGTCGGCAGCGTGGCCGGGTCGATGGTGAAGGGCTCGTACCACTGCGCCACGGTGCCGCGCAGACTCTGCTTGATCTTGAGCAGGGTGAAGCGGAGGCGCTCGAGTTCCCCGGCCAGCGAGGTGGCCAGGGACGGCGTGCCGGCGGGCGCGGGATCGGCCACCGTCTGCATCTGGGCCACGGTGGCGGAGTAGTCGTCCTGCACCTGCGGCACATCGGCATTGGCGGCCTGCTGCCGGTCGGCCTGATAGTTCGCCCCGGTCAGGAACTCGCCGTCGGGGCGCACCGGGGTGGGGGACCAGTTCGGCATGCCTAATGTCTCCGGCCGGCCGCGGCGAGCCGGCGCGCCAGAGCACTGAGCGGCCCGGGCGTCCCCAGACAGTTCTCCCCGAGCTGGAACAGGCCCAGCCGGGCGTGGCAGGTCGTGGTGAGATCCGGGTCCGACGGGCACACCGGGGCACAGGGAATGTTCATGAACGTGGCCCCGACGGGGATGTCCTCCACGGCCAAAGGCGTGACCCGGAGCACGGGGGACTCGGCGCCGACGAACACGCGCGGCGCCGAGTGCTGCTGCCGGCGCAGGGCCAGGGGGCCGAGCATCCGCGCCATGGTGACGACGGCCGGCTCGGGCGGGCACACCTGCTCACAGAGCACCGGCGTGAAGGGCGGCGGGCAGGGCGCCATCGGCACGCGCAGGTTCGGGGGCGGCGGCGGCGGCACCAGGTCCGGGCAGATGGTGCGTGGCGTGTAGAGCCCCGTCGGGTGATCGGCGCAGGTCCAGACGTCGCGCCCGGCGCTGTAGAGGATCGTGAGCCCGTTGGCGTAGAGCAGGTACACGGGCAGGGTGTAGGCGAAGGGCAGCGACCCGAGGTTGGTGTAGGTCTCCCCGCCGTTGGTGGTGTACCAGAGATTGGTCTTGGTGGTGTAGTCGGTGGGATCGCGCACCGAGACCAGCAGTTCCTCGCCGCCCCCGACATCGAACTGGGTGATGCCCACGAAGGCGTTGGCGGGGCCGCCGAAGGCCCCCGTCGTGATCGTGGTGAAGGATGCGCCCTGGTCGCACGACACCTTGCTGTCGGGCCCGAAGCTCCCGGTGCCGTGGGCGAAGGCCGCCATCCCGCGCGACTTCAGGCCGACCACGGTGAAGGGGAATTGCGTGAAGAACACGGAGGCCGTCCACGTGGCCCCCTGGTTGTCGGAGTAGTTCAGGATGTTTTGCCCGCCGATCATGAACCAGCGTTCGGGGGCGCCCGGCGGGGTGGGCGGGGTGATGGCCACGACCTGCGAGGGGCCATTGGCCACGCTCGGATCGCTGCTGGTGAAGGGATAGCTCCCGCGCATGTGGCGGACGAGCGACCACGCGAGACCGTCCGGAGAGACGAAGCAGTCGGTGCCGACGTCGGTGAACGAGCCGCCGGGGCCACCGGCCCCCACGTTCCAGCCGACGATGACGCGGGCGTCGCCCTCCCGGTCCACCCACGCGCATCCGGTGACGACGGCATCGCCGCCGGCCCCCGGGGCATCGCCGAAGTCCTGGGCCGGCCAGGCGTGGAGCGAGGCGACCTTGGTCCAGAGCGTGCCGGTGGTGGTGCGGACGATGAAGATCTCGCCCGCCGGGATCTGGCCCATGTTGAAGAAGGCCGCCCGGCCATTGGAGGCGATGACGGCGTGGAGCGCCCCGGCATGGACCCAGAGGGCCAGGGGCTGGCAGTGTAGATGGCCCGCGAACGCCACCTGGCCGTCCCAGACGACGGACCAGGTGATGCCGTCCGCGGTGCTCGCGATGCTGCCGAAGCGGGCCCGGGTGGGCCGCGGATAGCCCCCGACGACCTCGTTGCCCCGGTAGGCGACGTAGATCCGCCCGGCATAGCTCGCCCAGGTGCCGGTCGGCTCCTCCGAGGTGCGCGCGGGCAGAGCAAACCCGCGGCTGACCCAGTGTGCTGGCTCGAAGACAGGCATGGGGATCGGCCCCCGGCGGCGCGGGCCCGCCGGGCGCCTCGCGGGTCTCCTTACCCGGTCACTTCGTCGATCTCGACGGCGACCACCAGTTCCTCCTCGATCCGCACCGCGCCCGCACTGCACGCGGCGTAGACCTGGGTGGCGTCGTTCAGGTCGTGCCGCACGCTGACCGACGTGTACATGTCCATGGCCATCGACAGGCCGACGGCGTTCTTGTGGAAGAAGTAGTTCGTGCGCTTCGGCGTGGTGAACGGCAGGCGGTTACTCATGATCCACGTGAAGCCCATGAAGGTGCCCTGCAGGCGCCCGGACTGGATCGCCTTCAGGTCCACGAAATCGGAACTGGTCGCCTGCGTGGTCGCGAGCAGATCGGACAGGCCCGCGGCGGAGACCACGGCGAAGCGGTTCTCGAACGGCACGTCCTTGCTGTTCAGGAGCTGCACGGCGGCGTTGACCTTCGCGAACGTGAGGCCCGCGGTGCCGGCCTCGGCGATGATCTGCCCGGCGGGCAGCGAGACGGTGGACGTGGTGTCGTCGGCGGCGACCGAGGTGGCCGTGCCGCCGAGCGCGGTGATGATCAGGTCGTCGTAGAAGCGGTTGATCGAGTCCGCGTGGTTCTGCGCGTACTCGTTCTGCGGCGAGGCGATCATCTTCACCTCGTCGTGCCGGTCGAGGATGATCGCGCCGCCGCGGTCGGTCATCACGGCCCGGCGCCGCGAGTGGATGGGATCGAGGATGGTGGTCGCCGCGTGCCGGGTGGCGATGGCGGCGAGGTCACTGGGCCCGAGGCGGTCCCAGTTGTCGGTCTTGCCGGTGACGGTGCGGGAGCGCACCGCGGAGCGCAGCCGCGACTCGCGCTGGGCAACGAGGCGGTGCAACTCGGCGTGATACGCATGGACGAAGACGGCTGGGACGGTGTCGTAGGCAGCCATGGAGACCTCTCAACGGACTGCGGTGTTGCGCCATGGCGGCCGAGTGCCGGGGCATCCCGATCGGCCTCGCGTCCTGCGTCGCGGACGCTCCCTGCGGCGGGTCTCTCCCCGCCGTCGCCGGATCCCTCGCGGGAGTGCCCGGCCCTGTGCGGCTAGCTGCGTCGCACCATCCCGGGAATCGGCTTCCAGGCATCCGGCCCGGCCACGATCCCCTGGAGCTTCATCCACTCCTCCCACGTGCGCTCGTGCTGCGGATGCGCCCGGTTGTTCAGCGGATGCCCGGGATCCTTGATCGAGGCCTCGCGCATCGCCTCGATCTTGGCCTGGGCGGCGCCGATGTCGAGCGTGCCGCCCATCTCGTTGCCGGTGACGAAGCCGCGCTCGAGCAGGCCATCGGCCAGGCGCGAGAGGCCCGCGGCGAAGTGCGGATTGGCGGCCATCTCGATGATGGCGTTCTTCTCCGCGGAGGCCTGCGGGCCGAACACGTGGTCCAGGGCGGCAACGGCGCGCGCGCGGTGATGCTCCCACAGGGGGCCGGTGCGCGGCCCCCAGTGCTGCTCGAGGACGCGCATGGCTTCCTCGCGCTCCTCGTTCTCGCGCTGCGCCTGCTGGCCCCGCACGGTGTCATAGGTGGAATGCATGTACTCGTGAAACGTGTCGATCGCGGCCTGGAGCGCCTTCGGAGGGGCGTGGGCGGCGTGAAAGCGTTCCTTGAGGCGCGCGATCCAGCCCTCGTCCCAACTGAAGTCGGTCCCCTCCTTGGCCTTGGGGAGCGTCAGCTCGTACTTGTCGGGGGACTCGGGCAGCCCCATGCGCTTGCGATACGCGGCGTGCTGCTCGGCCGGCGCGTCGGGCGCGGGCGGGGTCTGCGGCGCGCCGATGCGCTTCTCGGCCTCGAGGTAGGCCTTGGCGAGCGCGCCGGGATCCTTGTAGCGCTCGAGCGACTTCTCCAGTTGGAGTTCGGGCGGGAGCGTGGCGCGCCAGTCGCTGCTGGACGCGACCGCACCGCTGGGCGCGCTCGTCTCCGGCGCCGCAGGCGCCGGGGCTACATCGGTGG